GCTGGCGCACTACAACGACAGCGAGAAGACGCTGACTTTCCCGAACGGCAGCATCATACAGTTTGCATATCTCGATACGCAGCGAGACATGGACCGGTTCCAGGGCACTGAGGCAGACGTCATCTTCCTGGACGAAGCGACACAGCAGCCGGAAGAATACTGGGGAGATATCAAAGCGTGCCTTCGCGGCGTCAACGGGCTGCCGAAGCGGATCTATTTGACTTGCAATCCGGGCGGCGTCGGCCACGGCTGGGTCAAGCGAATTTGGATCGACCGCAAGTTCCTGCCGACAGAGAAGCCGGAGGAATACGTCTTTATACAGAGTCTGGTGACTGACAACAACGCGGTCATGAAGGCGATGCCGGATTACTACGACCAGCTGATGAGCCTGCCACCGAAGAAGCGGAAAGCGTGGCTGTATGGCGACTGGAACATCTACGAAGGACAGATCTTCGAGGACTTCCGGGAGAATCCGGATATGACCGCTGCTGAAGCTGCAGGCGTGAACCTGAGCGAGGATGAGCTGAGGCGTGAGCGCAGATGGACTCATGTGATAGATCCGTTTGAGATTCCGCCGGACTGGACGATCTGCCGGTCATTCGACTGGGGCTATAACAAACCGTTCAGTGTTGGCTGGTGGGCTGTGGACTTCAACGGCGTTGTGTATCGGATCCTTGAGCTGTACGGATGCACGGAGACTGCCAACGAAGGCGTGAAGTGGATTCCGGAGCAGCTGTTTGCAGAGGTCCAGAGGATAGAGAAAGAACACCGGTGGCTGAAGGGCAAGCGCATCCGAGGCGTTGCGGATCCTGCGATATGGGACGCGCAGTACGGCCAGAGCGTTGCAGAAACTGCGACAAAGTACGGTGTGTACTTTGAGAAGGGCGACCACGAAAGACTGCCAGGATGGATGCAGGTGCATTACCGTCTGGCATTTGATGGGCACGGGTTCCCGATGATGTACGTCTTCAGTAACTGCAAGGCGTTCATACGGACGATACCGACGCTGCAGTATGACGATCACAAGCCGGAGGATCTGGACACGGACGGCGAGGATCATGTGGCGGATGAGGTCCGGTACTTCCTGATGAGCCGACCGATCAAACCGAGGAAGGCAATGCCTGTTGACGAATACGAGAAGAACCCGATGAAGCTGTTCCTGGACATCGAGGAAGAGGACCTGATGCCGGCGAGAGTACAGCCGAGGTTGGAGGTAATCAATGGCAATACTTAATACACCGAACATGGCAGGCGACGTCGCTGTCGCACAGAGCCTGGAGAACAGCGCGGTGCCTGATACCGGAGAGATCAATCCGTTTCAGCGGCTGCCGATATCAAGACCGGAGATCGCTGAAGCATATCAGACATTGCTGCGATACCGGCAGGCAAAGGCGTCGCTGGAGCATGAGCTGATTGATACGCAGCGATGGTACACTCTGCGGCAGTGGGAGTACCTGCGGAACCAGGAAACAAAGAAGGGCAAGAAGCAGGTAGAACCGACGAGCGCGTGGCTGTTTAACAGCATCGCAAACCGGCACGCCAGCGCGATGGACAACTATCCTGCAGCAAACATCCTGCCACGTGAGGAAGGCGATAAAGGCGAAGCCAAAGCGCTGAGCTCCATTATCCCGGTGATTCTGGATCAGTGCGAGTTTGAAAAGACATACAGCGCTGTCATGGATGACAAGTTCGAGAGCGGCACCGGTGTGTACGGTGTGTTTTGGGATAAAGCAAAACACAACGGGCTCGGTGATATCTCGATTGAGTGCGTGGATCTGATCAACCTGTTTTGGGAACCGGGGATCACGGACATCCAGAAGTCAAAGAACCTGTTCTTCGTATCACTGGTGGACAACGACCTGCTGGAGGAGAAGTATCCGGAGCTGAAGGACAAGCTCGCAGGGCCTTCGATGCAACTGCCGAAGTACATCTATGACGATACCGTCGAGACAAGCGGCAAGTCTACGGTCATTGACTGGTACTACAAGAAGAATGCCGGCGGCAAGACCGTGCTGCATTTCTGCAAGTTCATAGGCGGATGGCCGGATCCACTCTTTGCGACAGAAAACAATCCGCAGGAGTATCCGAATGGATGGTATGATCACGGGCTGTATCCGTTTGTGGTGGATGCAGCGTACCGCAGGAAGGGCACGATTGCAGGCTTCGGATATGTCAGCATTGCCAAGAGCGCACAGGAGTACATCGACCGTGGCGACCAGGCAATCCTGCAGAACCTGCTGCACAACGCGAGACCGCGTCACTTCATCCGCAACGACGGCGGCGTCAATGAGAAAGAGTACGCCGATGTCACCAATGACTTCGTACACGTGGACGGGCAGCTTGGGCAGGACTCCATTATCCCGATCACACCGAGCCCGCTCAACGGATTGTATGTCAACATCCTGGCCAACAAGGTCCAGGAGCTGAAGGAAACAACAGGTAACCGAGACGTCAACACAGGCGGCACATCACACGGCGTGACAGCTGCATCCGCTCTGGCAGCAATGCAGGAGGCGGGCGCGAGGCTGGACCGCGATATGGGCAAGGGATCGTACCGAGCCTATCGAGGCGTGACCTACCTGATCATTGAGCTGATCAGACAGTTCATGGACCAGCCGAGATGGTTCCGGATCCTTGGCGAGCGTGGTGCGCAGGAGTTTATCGAATACTCCAACGCCGGCATAGCACCACAGCCGCAGGGACAGCTTGTGAACGGCGTGCCGATGGAGATGGGTGTCGAAGTCGGGTATCGGATTCCTGAGTTTGATATAGAGGTCACAGCAGAGAAGCAGAGCCCGTACAGCAAGATGAGCCAGAACGAATTGGCTTTGCAACTGTACGGCAGCGGATTCTTCGCGCCGCAGAATGCAGACGCGGCGCTGGCCTGTCTGGACATGATGGACTTCGACCGGAAAGATTTCGTCGAGCAGAAGATCCAGATGAACGGCACGCTTTTGCAGATGCTGCAGCAGACACAGCAGATTGCAATCCAACTGGCGGCACAGCTCGATATGGAGCACGGCACCAACCTTGCGATGCAGATGCAGCAGCAGTTCGCAGCGTTTGCAGGTGGCGCAGGCGGCGGGGCCAGTGTGGCGCCTCCTCCGGATCTTGAACGTCTGAAGGGACCGGAGAAGGAGAGCGGCGTCACAGCCAACGCCAGGGCGAGAGTCGCCGAGTCTACGACACCGAGGTAAGCCTATGATGACAGCTAAGTTTTCCCTGCTGATGGCAGAAGGCGCGATTGTGATGGAGCTGAGAGGCCACGTCGGATGGCGTGAGCTGGGGAATGATCCGGTATGTGCAGGAGCATCCACACTCGGCATGACGGTCGCGCAGTGCGTCAAGGATATGGAGGACGCAGGGAAACTGCAGAAGAGAGCGAATATCACGATGGGCAGCGGCAGGTTAAAGGTCGTTGCCAAGCCACAGCCGGAATACTTCCACGAGGCACTGCATCTGTTCTGGATCGGGCAGAGAGGCATGAACCTGCTGGAGGAAGCATACCCTGGGCACGTGGCACTGAAACCGTTTGAAGCATCACCGGGGGACGAGGAGGGCAATACTCAGGAGTCCGGCGATGATTCAATAAATACAAAGGAGTCGTCCACCTAACGGACAGGAGGCATCTATGCGATTTTGTTCATTAAGTTTCCTCAACTTCATCCAGCTCTTCGGAGAAGGTGGTGGCACAGGTGGAGGAGATGCCGGAGGAGCACCGGCAGGAGCTGAAAGTGCGGGAGTCGCTCCGCCGCAACAGGGCGCTAAAAATCCGCTGGCCGACGTACAGTACGGCAAGCAGGAGGCACAAGCCGCCGATGTGCCAAAGATACCAGACAGGAACGCAGAATTTGAAGCATTGATCAAGGGCGAGTACAAGGATCTGTACGACGCAAAAGTGCAGGACACGATCCAGAAGCGGTTAAAGAATTCGGCAGAGACCGTCAACCGCTACAATGCGCTGACGCCGGTGCTGCAGATGCTGGGTGACAAGTACGGCGTCGATGCGAATGACGCTGACGCACTCAGCAAGGCGATCGAGGAAGACTCCAGCTTCTATGAAGATGAAGCAATGGAGAAGGGCCTCACGGTCGAGCAGCTCAAAGAGATCAAGAAGATGGAGCGCGAGAACAACGCGCTGCGGGCCGAAATGCAGGAGCGCCAGACCAGGGAGCAGGCGGACGCGCTGTATGCTGACTGGATGGGCCAGGCTGAGCAGGTCAAGCAGGTATATCCCGGATTTGACCTGGAAGGTGAAATGCAGA